CGGCCAGCGGGGCAGAGACGCTGTTGATGTAATCAGCGGGAAGGGTCAGCCAGCCAGTGTCGTAGGAGGTCGAGGAAAGTTTCTGAAGCACCTGCCCGGTACTACCGCCAGCCGCCACGCCTTGACCGGGAGCGCCTTGGGGGCCAGCGGGGCCAGCGGGGCCAGCGGGCCCAGGGACGCCGACGCTGCCGTCAATCGTTCCAGTGATGGCCGTGATTGTGCCAGTGACCGTAGACTGATCCGCGGCAAAGGTGCCAGAGATGGTCCCGAAGGTCGAGGCCGTCGAAGTAATCGTCGCGTCAGGCATGGCGGCGATTAGGCAGTGACGCTGTCAATTACGTTCACCCTGAACACCTCGGTCCGCGAGATGGTTGCGCCAGGGAACACGAATTTGATATCCCAGCGGCCAAGGCCTAGCGCCCATTCGGAAGTGCTGTCAGGGTAGACCACCGTAAAGGACAGGCCATCGTTTGCGGTCGTGACCGTCAGGGGGTAGACAGTGCCGGCGCGGTCCTCGATGTCCGAGGTCAGGGTGGTCGTCAGCAGGTTAGCAGGCCCCGAGGCTCCGGGCGTCCAGGCAAAGGTGCAGGCGAACGTATTGCCCTGCGAGATGGTTACGGTGTTAGAGCAGCTCATCGGGTCTTAATCCTGCGGGGATTGGCAAGGGGGAGGGGGGGTGGTTAGGAGGGGGGGGTGATTGAATCAATGCGGAAGTCATTCACAAAGGTGATTGAGCCCGCCAAGGTCGGAATTTCAAACTCCAGTGGCGTGTAGGAGCTATTGATTGTAATCGAAAAAGAGTGAGTTCCGGCCTCAGAGACTGTTGACCCGGTCTCGGCAATCATGCCGTAAAACCCGTAGGGGTAAGTTATATTGAATATGTCTCCGAGGGCCGTGGTTTCCACGTTAATAGACTGAAAGGTGATTGTCCCATTGATGACCGTGCCCTCGTTCCAACAACAGACGTTTGCATCGAGCATTATCTTCAGGGTCGTGGTCTGCTTAAAATTAAAAGTCAATTGGGCGAAGTCGTAATATTCGTAGGTATTGTCTTCTAAATTCAGCACCTCGCTTTGAAAGTTGTCGACCTCTAGGTCAACTGACCAAGGCCCAAGCTGTACAGGTGTACCAGGGAACGCGCCAAAACCTGTTGGGACGATAACGTATTGAGTGTCGAACGCTGGGCAGACCCCGGTTGCTTGTCCTCCTTGGGCTGACACATCGTAAGCGCTGTCTAGGTGCCAGCGAGGACGGTAAAAAAAGCCTGGGAGATTAGGAGGGGCGTTAGTTGTATCATCAATTTCACCAGTGTCGCCATTAGGGTCAGGCACAGGATCAGCTGGACCAGGGGCAGGCGTTGGATCGTACTGATAAACAATGTTGTCTGGGTAACTAGACTCGATGTGTTGATTGGCAGTAAATCCCATCATGTAGATATAATTGCCGAAGCCGTCCGTTGGGTTGTACCAGCCTGCCTCGACTAAACCTAGGTGCACTTTCGCTACGTTTTCAGATGGGTAGTCTTCGAACCAAGATTGATACGCAAAGAACTCTGGTTGAGCCGGTGGCAAAACACCGCCCGGAGGATTACCTGTTAAATTGTCGAGAGTCGTGCCTGTTGGCCGATTAACGTACGGAGTGTCGCCATTTTTACTTAGGAGCACATACACTGCCGCCGCTCGAGGGGGCAAGGCCATGTCAGACGGCGCTCCAGTAGTAAGCCACCGTTGCGCTGCCGCACTTGAAACGCTCAGTCCAAAGCGAGTTGCATCCGATCATGCCGTAAATGTTCAAAGCGTAGGTAAACGCTGGAGGGTCGCTCTCTGGCACTGCTGTCTTCAGGCCGGTCACTGTGGCTATTAGGATATAACTATAGGTTTCACTGTCAGTTTGTTCAGTTGCAAAGACGCGCACGGACGGACGGCCTTCGCCGGAGATAGCCGGATAAGTGGCTGAAGGGGGGGCCGTGTTCCCGCAACGGATATAAACGTAGTTAGTCGACATCGTGCCTGCCGTAAGGCCAGCGACAAAGGCCTCGATGTCGGGCGGGGGCTCGTCGGTCAGTAGCACCATGTCGTTCGACCTGACTACGATGTTGTTTACCATGCCCGGGAAGACGTTGAACTTAAACGCCTCGCCGACCTGCCTGAGGTTATAGACTTCGAGCGGGCAGTATTCTTCGCCATTGTATCCTGTCAGCTGCCAAGCCGCCCAGGGCTTCTCGATGTTGAGGTTAGTCCCTAGGCTAGAGGACATAAAGGTATAGCCCGTTCCTGGTTGGACGCTCATGGCTTAGATGTTGACGTAAACGTCAGGCGGCCAGCCTTCGACAGAGTATCGAATTTCGTACATCACTTTATAAAGCGATCCGTATTCCTCTACGTTAATTTGAGAAAGCAGATTCGTGTTTCCGTAAAGGCCAGCGCCAGTCGGTCCCCAAGCTGGGATGAGGGGGAAGGACGCGCCCCAGCTGTTGGTAGCGGTTGCCTTACCGAGAAGCAAATAAAGAGCCTGCACAAACGTGGCGTCGTTATAATAGCAGACGCCTGAATAAGTCGTCGTGCGGGCGAGGTACTGGGTCTTGCCGTAGATGTCCGGATAATCCGGGTCGACAAAGCCGATGAAGCGGCCGCCCATGCCGGTCTCAAAGCAGGCGCCGTAGTTTCCTTCGCAGGAAGGGACCACAACGGGCTTTCCAAAGGTAGGGCCTGCTGCCTGACTAATCACCGTCACCGGAGGCCCAAGGGTCGAGTCATTGTAAGCGCCGCCAAAGTCAGCCGGCAGGCCAGCCAGGGCGGTGCCACCGTAGCCCGTTGCCGCGGTGAAGAAGTTCGGGTGAGTCGTGATGTTCTCGGCGGTCAGGCCGTTAGCCGCGGAGGTGTTGGCTTTGGTCCGGGTTCCACTGTTGACCGTGGGGTCGATTCCGACGTAATCCACCTTGACGGTCTGATACTGAAGCGAGTCGAACGAGACGCTGGCCTTGTGCGCCTTGAGGTAAGTATAGCCGGCCTGACCGAAGGCCGTGCCGCGAGCGGTGAGCGATGCAGCGCTGACGGCCCAGTCTAGCTTGTAGGTGGCCGAGGCCGTGACGAGACCGAAGCCGTCCGTGACGACGGTCCAGCCTGGCTGGATTTTATCGGTCGTGAGATTGTTTCCTGTAGCGACGATGGTCATGGTAAATTAAACAATGCCCGCCTTCTGCATGGTGAGGGGGACGCGTTCGGTAAAGGGTGCAGGGACGGTGCCGTTGCGGTTGAGGATGAATTGCTCCTGGAGGATGATTTTGATTTCTTCCATGATCTCGTTCTGGCGGGTCATCTTCTCCATGACCGGGTTGGCGCCTACGCCGACGACCGTGCCGAAACCTTCGGGGCCCTTGAATGAGCCGGCCTTTTGCTTGTTCTCATCGGCCGCAAAAATGTGAGCGTACTTCTTGCCCTCTTCGGAATTAAGGAACTCTTGAAGTGCCATGTCCTGATATTCTTTCTGCATGGCAAGTTGCGCAGGGCTAGGTGCTACGCCTTCTCCCCTAGTATTGGCGGCGGTTTCCTCTTCGATTTTCTGCATCACTTCCCTGCCCCTAACTGTATCAGTAAAGAACTTTTCGGTCATCAGCTGACGACCTTCTTTTACTTTCTTTTCTTCCTCTTCAGTGGCGGCTTTTAACTTTAAGAATCGAGCCATCTTGGCCTCGTCAGTTGAAGCGAAAACAGATTCGCCTTTAGCAATAAGGTCGAGCCCATCCTTTGCGTCTTGCTTGGCCTTTTCAATGGCGCTGGAGATGGCGCCGATAAGAGACTGAAGGATGACCATCGGGGCGGTGAAGCCGAGGAAGATGTCCTTGAATGAGCTGCCGAACTTCTTGCCGATGTCGCCCAGCTGCTTGTCGAAACCAGACGCGGCCGATGAAGCCTTGCCCATAGCCTGGGGAACGTCGGAGGTCGTCTTGATGTTTACGGTAAGGTCTTGGGCCATAGTCGGTTTCCTTTAACCTGCTGGATTGGCAACGGCCGCGGACTCGGCCTGCCGCTTTAGTTCGGACTCGATATAGGCCTCTTCCTCCGGCGACATGATCGCGACGTCGACCCCCTTGCGCATGGCGAAGGCCGCATTGAGCCAGATGGCCTGACACTCCGGCATCTCCCATGCGCGCTTTTCCTCGATGTTATTTGCCACAAGGTTAGCGACGACCATCAGCGGCCACGGTGCTTTACTGCTCCCGCCGGTCTTCTTATCGGTCTGGTCCCAGAACTTCGGCCAGTGGCTGACCAGGATGTAGTCGGCGAAGGCCTTGAGCATCAGTTCAAACTTAGCGGGGTTATCGTTCATCCGCCCGATCCGCAGCTTGTCCACCCAGCTGAGCCCGCCCAAGGGTTCCTCGGCGCACACTTGGCAGGCGAAGATAAGGTCGGCAGGCGTCACGCCGCGGGAGCCGGTCACCAGCGGGGAGTCGAAGGCCATCAGCCGTACCCGGTACTTGAGGCAGAAAGGGTAGAGCGTACGCCCTAGGAACTTGAGGGGCGCCGGGTCGATTTGACTATCTAGGAAGCGGCGGTCCACCCCTTTAGATTACCCCCACAACAGGGGAGTCAATCAATAGGTAATCTCTTCAAAGGACTCGGCAGTCAGAGAGACTGTCACGAACCCTTTCGAGCTGCCGCGGTCGTCTACTTTTGTGATGACTCCCGAGAAGCTGACCGAAGCAGAACCGCCGGGATAAGCCGAAGCGGTCTTGACCGTAAAGGAAAGAGTAGCGCCGAGAGCAGGAATCGAAGAAGCGTTTGCCACGCCCTCGACCGTAATCTCGGAGCGGCGGTCGTCATAGCGAGCCGTAATGGTGCGGCCAGTCTCATCGACCACCATGCCGGTGTTGTTGAAGCCAGACGAGACGGTGTAGCTCTGCACAAAAAGCGAGGCCTGTTGGCCGGCTCCAATTCCGTAGAGGCAAACAGTTCCGGTATTTACAGCGGCGCACATCTTAAACCTGCGAGAATTGGCAACCCTTAGGCAGGGGGCAGGACGGTGAGGACGTCATAGGCAAAGGACGTCGCCCAGGAGCGCTCGTCGATGCCCTCGTCTTCGGACCTTGGGGTGACGTCATAGCAGGTCGCGTCACCCGTAGCGGCGAAGGCCGCCTGAATGGAGGCCACGTCATTCATGTTGCCGGAGAGGGCGGCACATCGGGCCCGGTGATCGGCGAGCGTCGTGTCATCAGCGTTCGAGAAGAGCGTGATGCGGACCGAGCAGCTGAAGTTGCCGAGGCCTTCAGGCAGGTCAGCGGGAGGGCTTGCGGAGTCGCAGAGGACCACGGCCTTAGGCAGGGTCTGGGTGACGTTACTGTCCCCAGTCAGGAACTGCACGGTGGTCAGCCCGGTCTGGGTCGAGAGATAAGTCGCGAGAGTGGCCTCGACGACGTGGCGAATAGAACGTGTGCCCATGGGTTATTTGTTGTTAAATTTGTTGACCGGCTTGCGCATGCGATAGCGGACCATGGCAGGCATCTGCTTCACGCGGTTGCCGTAGACCAGGGGAAGGACGCCCGCTTCGTCGGAGATGCCGTTAATGTTGCCGATAGGGTTGGTCACAGAGACCTCCGCGATCTTGTCGGTGAAGGTGTTCTTATTGTACCCAGCAACGCCAGAATGCAAGGTCACCCAAGTCGCCTTGCGCAGCTCTGCCCCGGGCTCGCCCTGCTGGCCGTTGTTATCCTTGGGCCTAGGCAGGCTGCTCATGGCCTTGGCCCAGCCAGACTTGACCATGCCGACCATCTTCTGGCGCTTGAGGATGTAGTCTTGCAGCTCGTTCTTATCTTCGACCAGGAGCTTGGCCGAGACGGCCTTCTGGCCTCGCTTGATGCGGCCGCCGAAGCGACCTTTGACCTGGTCATGGATTGAGCGCAGGTTCGTCACATAGCCCTGCGTTCCGTACTCGTTCTTGATGGGGGTCGCCCGGTTGAGGAAGTTCTTGGCCTTGGCAAACGCCCGGGCCTTGTCGGAGTCTTGCACAATCTTCGAGAGGATGTTCCGGCTGCTGATCTGGCTCAGGGCTTTGCCCCCGTTAGTCAGGCGCGTGAAGGCGCCGATGTCGTTCGACTTAACTGCAAAGGCAATCTGGTTGATAATCAAACCGACCGCAGACCTGTTGGTCGAGTCGTTTGCGGCCACGAATATTTTGGATATGTCCCCGGCCACGGCGTTGAGGCCAGCCTTCTTAGCTGCGGGGCTCAGGCCGTCGCCGCCGCCTAGGGGGAGGGGGGGCGTAAACTTGGCCGCGTCCTGACAAGCCAGCATGGCCTGCTCGAGCACGGCGTCCCGCATGGTAATCTTCATGCCCGCGGCGAACTGCCGGCAGGCCTCGACGAACTGTTGCAGGGACTTCGGCTCGATGGAGACCTTGGCCGGCATTACTGGTTGTCGTCGATGACGATCAGGGTCAACCAGGCTGACGCGGGCTTGTAGGTCTGAGTAATAATGCGCACGGTCTTCCCGCCGACGACAATCTTCTTCCCCTGGCCTAGGCTGGCGATGGGGAGGCCTCCGCTGATGATGGCCGTGGACGCCCCCGTAGAGCCGTCTGGGAGGCTCCAGGAGGCCGTTGCGGCGGGGAGCCTGACAGAGTACTGGGTACGCTCCATGTAGCCCCCAGATTCGAGGACGGTCTGCATTGCCGGGTCGGAGATGAGGCAAGAGAAGGTGATGGCCCCAGAGTTAGCCGAGCCGGCCACAGGGAAGTCGGCCACCATCTCCTTCGCGTCAGGGAGGAATTCAGCAAAGAGGCTCATTCTAAACCTGCGACCATTGGCAAACAGGCACAAAAAAAGGGCCCCTTGCGGAGCCCCTTGATTTGAACGTCAGACCGCTTAGGCAGCGGTGACGTAGCGAACTGCCGAGGTACCGCGGCCCTTGTTCGCGCCGATGAGGATCTGAGCGATGCAACGGATGTTGCCCGTTTCAGCCTGACCGACGAGGACCTGGATGGACAGGCCGGACTCGGCGGTGGCGACGCTGGAGGTGAAGCCGGCGATTTCAGCCATCGGCACCCCAGTGGCGACCAGCAGCGAATCGGGTCCCATAGCCACGCCCGCGAGATTCTCGACGTTCGGGATCTGGTTCCACTGGTAGATATCCATGCCGGCGACCTGACCGACGTTGCCGGTGGTGACAACGGTGTTGGCGCTCGGGTTGAGGGAGCTGACGAGGGAGGCGGAGTTGCGGAGGGCCTTCAGGTAGCCGTTGCCGACGAGGAAGGAGCGAGGCTGACCAGCCTTTGCGGAGTCGAGGAGGAACTGAGCGTTCACAACGTCATCATAGCCGAAGTCATTGACGGTAACGATTTCTTCCGTGGCGAAGTTGGCGGTCGTGAAGACGGCGCCGATTTCTTCCCAGCACTTGTCGACGATGGCCTGAGCGGCGGTCTTCGCGTAAGCGTTGATGAGGTACTGCATGCCGAACTCCTGGATGTCCAGGGGGCTGAACTCGTCGACGTACTTGAAGTGCTTGAGGGTGACCGAGGAGTTGGTCATCGTGGCGCCGTCAACATCCGCGAGGGTGTTGGAGGCCTTGTTGAATTCCGAGGCCGTGCCCGAACCCATGATCGGGACGAAGACGGTCTTGCCAGCGCGGCCAACGGAGGCCGAGAGGTTGACGGAGATGTTGTTGAGGATCGGGAGCTTTCCGGCAACCGTCTGAACAATATAGTCAGACAGGATAGCGGGCGCCGTAGGTAGAACAGTAGCCATAGGTATGTGTGTTTAGGGGAGGGTTAGAAAGAAATGAGAGCGGCCTTGTGCGCGTTGAAGAACGCGATGCGGGCCTGACCGGCAGGGAGAGCGAGGTAGGCGGACTTGATGTCGGCGTTGCTCATCTTCGAGGGGCTGTCGCCCTTCGGAAGTTCGACAGGTTCGGTACCGAAGGACGCCACGATCTTGGCGGCTTCCTTGGAGGCGGTCACCTTGGTGGCTTCGAGCTCAGTGGCCTTAGCCTTGAAGGTAGAAAGTTCGGCTTCGCAGACCTTGAGGGCTTCCGTGAGGGAAGCGATGGAGGCGTCCTTCACGGAGGCCTCGACGCGAAGGGCGTCAAGTTCGGCAGAAGCGCCGACGGTCATCTTCTCCACGGTGCTGCGGAGGTCGTCGCGTTCGGCAGTAAGGCCGGCCAGAGAGGCGGCGGCCGTGACGAGTTGCTCTTCGATGGTCATCTTAGACCTGCGAGAATTGGCAACCGTGCCCTCGGGAGATTCCTGCGCGGGAACCTCTTCGACGTCATCTTCCTCGACCATCTCAGGGATGGCAGCGGGGTCCATGACCTCCACGCCCAGGGCGGAGACGGCGTCACGGGTGTCGGCGCGGTTGTCGATAAATAGGTCAACCGGGCGGCCGGCATCGAGCTCGGCCTTGACCACGCCAGCCTTGAAGGCAGGGGCTTCAGCGCCGGAGTCATTCATGATCAGGGCGTCGTACTCGAAGCCGATGGCGTCGAGGTCGGCCACGGTCTTCTCGCGTTCGCTCTCGGCGCGGTTGGTCAGCACGACGACCTCTTCGCCATGGGCGTCGATGTAGTCGATGACGCGCTCGACGGGCTGGCCGTCTTTCAGGATGGTGTCGTCGATGTCGGTGAAGATGCGGGGCATGTTAGAAAGAGGCTAGGGCTTTGTTGAACGAGTCGGCGAGGCCAGTGACCAAGCCCTGGGCGGCGGCCTGCTTGCCGGAGAAGACCTGACCACGGAGGGCGGAGTCTGCGACGAGCGTACGCTTGGAGCGGATGGCGGCCTTGAAGTCTTCGTGAATCGAGTCGACGCCAGCCTGGAGGTCGGCGATCTGCTCGTCAGAGAGGGACGTGCCCTCGATACCGGCGCCCTTCAGGGGGGAGCCAGACGACTTGATGACGACCATGCGGACGCCCGAGTCTTCGTAGAGTTTGGACATGTCGGGCACGGCCATGTAGACGCCCACGCTGCCGACGGTGGCAGAGCTTGAGGACACGACGCGATCAGCCTGAGAGCCAAGCCAGTAAGCAGCCGAAGCCATCTCGGAGTCAGTGTAGGCCATGGTCGGCTTGCCAAGGTCGCGAATCTTGTTCGCTAGTTCCTCGACGCCGGTGACCGTGCCACCAGGGGAGGAGATGTTGAAGGCAATCTTCTCGACCGCAGGGTCAGCTGCGAAGAGGTCGACGGCCATGGAGAGGTCGTTCACGTCGACGGCGCCCATCATCTTCTCGATGGGGCTCAGGTTCTTGCCGATGACGCCGGCAATCGGGATGACGCCGACGCCGTTCTGGACGTAGGGCACCGGGGCCACGCCGAAGAACTGCGCGAGCATGTCAGTGAAGCCGAACTTCTCGGCCATGACAGAGAAGTCTTGGGCCTTGGCCGGGTCAATCAGGAGAGGCTCGCGGCCCTTGAGGCCGTGGGATAAAAAGCGGGACATATTATTTTTCGTTAGTAGAGACGCCGGGGAGTGGTTCAGCCTGGTCGACTTGGGCGACCGTGCCGAGGGGAGTGTTAGTTGGGCGGAACAGCAGCTCGAAGGGGATGCCGTACTGCTTGGCAAGGTTCTGGATATGCGCCATGTCGGCGGCTCGCTTCTCCATCTCGGAGCGGAAGTCGAGGCCGCGCTGGCCGTAGAGCTCAGACATGGACATGAGACCCATCTCGATGTCGGCGCGATCGTTGGCGGCTTCGCGGCCAGCGTCGACGGTGACGGACTTTGGAGTGGTCCACGAAGCGTTGTACCAGGCTGGGTCGTCTGGGATTTCTCCCCGGGCAATGCCGTCGGCGATAATGTATTCCCAAGTCGGCTGACAGAAGGTCGTCAGAATGACCTGCTGATATTTTCCGAAGACCCGGGCGGCCTTAGCGGTGACCAATCGAACCCCAGCTCCGCCGGCCGAAGTTACGTCTTTTACGAATTCGTACGGAAGGACGGAGCAGATGTCTTTCTCCAGCGCCGCGAGGAATCCGACGAAGGTCGAATTCGGTCTTTTTGACTCAAAACTTTCAAAGCGATCAGAGCTCTCTAGCACGATAGCCTTGCCGCCCATCTGGCTTGCGACGTTCTCGGCAGAGCCACGGCTATTTGAAATCTCAGAGGCCGCATCCTCATCGAGGAATCCTGAGCCGCGAAAAATCACTCGATTAACGTCACCGTTGTCTTTCACTGCGCGACGCTCGAGGTCGAGGATTTCTTTCACATCCTGGACCCCGCAGAGCGCAGACTGAAGCACTGGAACGCCGCGGGAGCCCGAGGCCGTTTCCATGTCGACGATGTGCATGACAGACTGGGCCTCAACCTTGCGGGAGGAACCGTCAGCCTGATATATAGAATAGTAAATCGGTTCGTTAAACTTACCGAAGCCAATGCCGTCCCAGCAATCCGAAGGGGTATCAGTGTCGGTCGGGTCGCCACAACGGTGGGCCTCGACGATCTGCACCTGTGCCCGGTCACCGTTAACGACCTTGATAGCAAAGGCGTCACCGTCACGGACCATTGCCCGGACAAGGATTGACTGGCACTGGGCAAAGGACTTGCCGGAGACGTCGATGCGCTTAGATTCGCGGGCGAAGTATTCTTCGTACTGGCGGGCAACCTCGGGGTCGCTTGCGTGGGACTGCGGCTTGATACCGTCGCCCGAGACGTAGATGACCAGGTCGTTCAAAATCGAGCGGAACAGCGAGGACTCGCGTTCAGCCCAGCGGCACTTCTTGACCATCTCGTTGCGGTCCCATGGGGACATGTCGCGGCGCATGTCATCCGGCTGCGGAGCGTAGATGACGCGGCGAGCGTATGTCTGGACGGTCGAACCCCACTCGTTCCCGCTGTACTGGTTATTGAAACGGCCCTGAGATACAGTTGCGGCCTGCGGCGCCGGCGTACCCTTGCGGGTGGACGGCTTGCCCTTCTTCGGGCGCAGGCTGACGGTCGGGACTTTCTTGCGGGGGGGCATAAATTAGTCGATGCGGTTATCCCAACGGGTGTTAACCATGGTCACTCGGCGACCATACTTGCCCGGATCGAGACGGCTTAGGGCGAACATGGATTCGTTCAAGACCTCCTTCGGCGTCATGCCTGGGAAAGCCTTGGTCGCGGAAGACCCGGAGTCTGCGTAGGACATGAGCGTTTTGCCGTCCATGATCAGCGCAAGGGCCTTGGCTTTGAGGTCGAGTAACTCGCACTCGGTGAGGCCGATAAAATATCCTTGAGCCATTTGACCTGCGTAAATTGGCAACGATAGGGGGCGGCAGCGCCCATGTCCACGCCACGAGACTCTTCCTTCCCGCAACCATCGGCGCCGCCGCTTGAATTCAGTGTCCCCGAGTTCATGCGGAAGGCAAGTCGGTTTCAGTTGTTTCCTTGCCCACGATGCCCCAGCGGACGGCGGCCAGCAGACCGAGCAGCTCGCAGTCGAAAGCGTGGTTGTCCTTCTTGCCCTGCGGCAACAGCCACTGGGGCTTACCCGTGCGCCTGTCCTTTACGCGGACCTCGGCTGACATCTGGTCGACGTAGTCTTGCCCTGCGTCTAGGGCGTACGAAAAGGCGCGGCGTGAGCGGAGCCCGTGCATCAGATCCTTGCCCCCGAGGTTCGACCAGACCAGGAGCACGGCGCGGGTCTGGAGACCGGGCACCATGATAGTCTGCTTATCGGAATAAAATCGGCGGGTCGTCTTGCCGTCCTTGGTCGTCACGCTGAAGTCTTCGTTGCCCGAACCCTTTGCGCACTTCCAGCCACGCATGGCGGTCTGGCGATATACGTCTTGGGCTTGGTCTCCGGCGTCAACCATAACGAGGGCCGGGTGCACGGCGTGGAGTTTGACGAAGGCCTCGACGTCCTGCCAGGTCTCAATCTTGGCGAAGGCCTTCAGGCGGCTGTGCCCGGTGCGACTCCAGCGGCGGACTACGCAATATAGGTGACCACGTTGAACGTCGATGCCGGCGGTGCGGAAAGGGAACGAACCTTCTGGCGCTCCCTCGCGGTCGACCACTCGGCCCTTGGGTGTGATGACTGACTCGCCGTCCCAGTCGTCGGCCATGTTGTAGTTGGCGGCCTGTGCGATGTTCACGATCTCCCCGCCTTCCTCGGCCCACGGAAGTGCGAGCCTCTTCTGCTTGAATTGGCGACGAGCGTCGTCGCTCCCGTAGACTTCATAGTCTTCCTTCCCCTTAATCATCATGACGGCCAGTTCGCCCCAGCTCATAGACGCGAGCGAGTTCCAGTGAAGGCCGATGTGCCCGGAGTTAGCGGAAGAGGCTGTAGCCACAAAGCAGCCGCGAGCGTTCGCTTCCATGCGGGTGGCGTTAGTGTCTGGCAGCCGGGTCTGGCAGCCGGCGCACTCGTAAGTCGTGCCAGCGCTGACCTTCTGCAAATCCCATGAGCCCGTGAGCTTCGCGTCTTCTGGAAATCGAACCTGCTCCCAGAGGTAGGGCTGAAGATGCGAACAAGATTCAACGGGGCATCGAAAGTTCCAGTCACGCTGATCGGTGGATTCGTGCAGCTGATGGAATTCCTGACCAGCCCGTCCGCCCTGGCTCATGAAGATTCGCTTACCCATCCAGCCGAACGCAGTCACTCGAGCGCTTAATTCCGCTAGGTGCCCGGGAGGTGCCTGCCAGCATTCGTCTGCAATTGTATAACGGAGCGAGAGGCGCTGAAGGTTGGCTTCGTTCCACAGGCCGCGGCAGTAAAGCGTCATGCGGTCGAAGTCCGTCGTCGTCGAGCGATCCATGTCGTCGACCGAGATGCGGGCCTTCACCGGCGGGCAGTTGTTCCAGACTGGACGCATGTAGCGCAGGGCGAAGTCCTTAGATTCCGCATCCGTACTTTGGAAGACTGCGGTAGGCCCTGGAGCGTTTGCGATTATGTGGCAGGTGAACAGACGAGCGAAGAGAGACTTGCCCGACTGGATGCTGGCGAGAATGGTCAGCAGTTTCGTCTCAGGGTCGGCGGCAATCCGCAGCGCCTCCGCGATCCATGGCGTCCGCTCCGACCTGAATGGCCCGGGCATCGGAGAGTCAGGGATGGCGAGGACGTTGTCTTCGAGCCACTGCACCACGTCGCCCGAGTCCGCCGGCTTAAGCACGTCACGGCCTACGCGGAGTAGGTCAGCCTTGTTCATCGTTCGCGGATAGGTCGGCCTTCGTTCTGCGGACCCAAGTCTCAAGCGCCTTCACGGCCCGGGCTGGGTTCTCGCCGTTGCAGGCCTCGGCCACGTCGAGCGCTAACTTGTCGAGGCGGTTAACGACTTCGCCCATCAGTTGGCGCATGGCTTCCGTCGCTTCCTTCGAGCTGATGTAGTCCTTAGCCAGGATGAGTCGTCGCTCTTGTTCCTCTTCGAGGGCGACTAAAGTCTTGAGGCTCTGGTTGTACGCGGTCTGGTACTTCCCCTGGTTCGGGTCTCCTCCCTCCATCGATGCAAGCCAGACGCCGCGAGCCCGACCGACCAGGGCACGGTGCTCGCTGATCGTGTCGGCCAGCGTCCCGTCGTCGAGGTTGGCTGGTGCAGCCTTAGGCGCCTTCGCTGACCGGGCAACGTCTCGAGCTGCTCGCCATGCCTGGGCGGCTTCGACCGTATCCGTCGGCATGCCCTCGCGCTTGAGCACGGAGACGCGCTGCGGCGTGATGTTCAGCGCCGTGCCGATCTCGAGGTTGCTAGGTTTACGCGTCATGGCCGAGTGCTGGAGTTCCCCCGTTTGCTGTTTTGGTCAAAACCGTCACTTGCCCCCGTATAAAAGAAGGGCAGGTGTCGCCCAACGCGACGAAAAGGGGGCATAAAAAGATTCCTTAGGGGGGTATATATCCGCTTTCCTGATACCAGTGGGGCGTGGGTGGGGCACCAGTGGGGATTGGTCAAATAAACGACTGTCGGTAATCGATTAGCAATCATAACTAAATGATTTTAATGACGGTTGAACGTCACGCGCATCTTATCGCGCTTGCTGTTGCAGTGAGGGAACAAGCCCTGGGCGTCTGAGTTAACGGCCAGCTGTATGACGCGGGCTCGCTTGCGCATGGCCTCATGTGTCAGGCCGTACATCTTTGCGATCATACGCGAGGACATGCACCCGGGCAGACTGAGCGCCCAGCGTACGAGCTCGACGTGCCGGCGAATCTCCATGGAGCCGCTCATAGCCAGGGCATCGATAAAGGCCTTGAGCATGACTGCAACGTGCTCGCGGGAAATAAACGAGTCGACTTCGACATGCTGCTCTCTCGCGGCAACGATAGAATCCTGCATCCAGCGGACGTGCTCGTCCTTGATTTTAAAGACGTGCCGGCTCTGCACCATCTCGCGGTAAGGCAGGACGCCAGCGTTGCGCATCTTCTCTTGATTCTTAACCGACTGGGAAAAGAACCACGCGTCGAACGACTTAGCCTCTTTGGTGGGAGCCTCGAGGTCATTGATGCGAGCCTTCGTCATTAGGTTCCGACGGTGCAGAAGGTTTCGACTGGGGCAACGTGCAAAGGTTTAGCCAGGTGTTACACCTCGGGACGTACGCGATCAGGCCGAGGAGCCTTAGCCGGCGAATGAGGGAGTCGCGGCGCTTACGGCGTTTCTTTCCCTTACGGGTATACGGGATGTCTCGGAGTAGGTCGTCGAGCTGCGTGGGTGTCATGCACTCGGGCCATTCCCTGACTGTCTCGAGAAAGTAAGTGTTAGCGTCGGCACGGATCTCGGTAGCCCGGGCGGTGGCCTTAGCCTGGGCTTGCTCCATGAGGTGGCGCTTGTTCTTCCAAAGCCAGCGTCTTCGAGCGGTCAGTTCTCGCCGGATGCGGAGGAGGTTCAGTTGAGCCGGGGTTAAGGGTCGACGCGGGGACATCTCGGTAGGGTGGCGGCTTAATTTATTTAATACGCCCCGCCGCGCCAGCAGAGGGGGTAGCGTTATTAAATACTCCCCCTGTGGGAGACGGAGTTGCATACCGTGGCGACGAGGTCATGATTAGAGGCGAGAGGGGGGGTCTAAAGGGTCGAGAGGGGGTCAGTGCCCTCAGACGTAATCAGGACGGCTCCTAGACCCCTTGGCGGGTCTGGAATCGGTATGCTGGGGGGCGGTCTCGGTACCTGATGGGGCATGCTCCCAGCGGAGGACTTTATCCTCGGGGGAGTGCTGGAGGTAGATGAAGCCCGACTTCGAGCGCTGGCCGTCAACATCTTCGAGTCCGCAGCGGGAGGCTCGCTTCGAGAAGCCGAACTTGTACCGGGCAGGTTCGCCCTTGGTCCGATAAAGGAACCCAGCGTCTCGGCTGTAGTTCACCCACTCTGCGGAGCCGGCCCCGAGATACGCGAGCTGAGAGGGGGTCATGCTGTCGAGGTCGTCAGCCGACTTGGGCTTCGTCGTGTGGTGCATGTAGATCATAGCGGCCTTGGTGCGCTTGAGGACGGGGTCGACTTGGGTGCGGAGCCATTCGGTCGTCAGGGACTGGTCGGCGATGTCAAATCCAGCGTAAGCCAGGAGCGGGTCAATCCAGACTACCTCGGCCTGATGTCGAAGGATGAGCGCTTCGAGGAATTCAGGGAAGGCGCCGCCGATGTGCTTGGTGTCGCGGACAATGGCGATGTTTTGCTTTAGCCTGGTCTTCTCGCTCTCGGTCATCTTACAGGTCGAGCCCTGCCACGATTCCGCAATGTCCCCGCCGTCGTTCTCGGCCTGAAGAATCAATGTGCGTAGGGGACGCACGGGAGCCAGACCGAACACGGACTGCCCGAGTGCCCAGGCTGTCGCGATCTGCATCATGAGGGACGACTTGCCGGTGCCGGAGAAGCCGACGATGGAGACCGCGTAACCTTCGCAGAGCCAGCGTCTGGACTTGCCGACGAGCACGGTCTTGTCGTCGAGCGGGTTGAAGGTGTCGAGGGCGTCGAGGTCGAACCATTCGCCGATGTCCTTCTCGCGCTTGGTGGCCTTGCGCTGCTCGGCTAGGCGGGCATAGTGGTCGAGCAGGGCGTCAGGGTCTGTCGCGTTGGCGGCGGCGTCCGAGGCCTGACGGAGAAGGGCAGCGCTTGCAATCAGGTCGACGTGCTCTTGACGGTATTCGGAAACCCCGGCGTCAGTTGAGAGAAGCGAGACCGTGCCGGCTTCGACCGGCGACTTCATCTCGCGCAGCTTCTGGGTGACGGTCAGTTCGTCGGCGCGTATGCCATCGACGGCGAGGGAGAGCATAGCCCCGACGATGTCGGCATGCGTACCATCGAAGAAGTCGGAGGCCTTGAGGTCAGGCGGGAAGGGGAGAGCATCACGGAGCAGGACGCCGAGGAGGTGGCGTTCCGCGGCGACATTATTCGGCGGGATCATGGGAAGAGAGGGGTGGAGGTGTGGGGGCGTGGATGCCCTGCGTCAAATGTTTTAACGGACGCGCAATAAGCGGTCGAGGTCGGTGCGTCGGTAGTGCGGGACTGGGCGTGGCGTTTTGTAGACGCGTGTGTCGATGTCCATGCCGTCGACGCGGTACTGAATGCCGCGAACGGTGCGACGATTCTTGCGAGCGTACTGCGTGAGCGTGACCCAGCCGGCGGGAGCCTTGAAGCGCTCGAGCTCGATGGCGGCCGCGTGCGCTGCGTCCCAGGTCTTAAACTTTTTCGACAGGCGGTAGGCTAGGTTTGTCTTTGTAATAAGTTTAACCTCCGCGAAGCCAGCCTTGACGATGCGTTCAAGGGGCGTGCGAATGCCGGCTAAGGTCGTTACGCCGATAAGGGGCAGCAGGTCTTTGGTTCTGATCCAGCCGGAAAGGTCGGCAGGTTGTGCACGCTTGCCGTGCATAGGCTTTGCTTTGACGACGGCCTTAATGAAGTCGGCGACGCGCATCAGATCAGGTCGTAAGCGGTCGAGCAGATGAACTTGCCTTGGAAGCGGTGGGCGGTCCAGACCTTGCAGTCGCCGCTCTTCTCGTCGATGACCCCATGCAGCCACCCGTTGCACCACTTGGTCGTGGCTAGGCGCCGGAGGGCGTAGTCGGCCTTATTGATGTCCATCAGGCACATCCCTGAGACGCCGACGATGTTGGCTTCTAGGTGCTCAATCGTACAGAGGGCGAAGTCGTGGGTGTGTCCGTGAATGACGACATCCCCTGGTCGGCCTAGGGTGCGGGCGGTCTCGCGTGTAGCTGAGACGCCAGTCTTGAAGCCGTGCGTGCCGGTGAGTTTGCCAACGCGGAAGCGATTCACGTCCTTCGAGCTCTTGCCCTTGACCGAGTAGCGATGGATCTCGCGGCAATCGATAGCCTGGAGCGAGTCAGTGTAGGACTGCACGGCGCGGCGGGCGTTGTCTGCCCGGTCACCGTTGCGGGAGAGCATCTGTTCCTCTGCGCGGATGTCGTGATTGCCCTGCATGAAGATGGTCGGCTTGAGCACCTTGCGGATGAAGTGATTGCCGGCCTTGAGGTCGGCTTCGATGCCTTCCTCCTGGTCTTCGGTCGAGGCGCCTTTACGCCACGCCCCAAAGTCAAAGCAGTCTCCGAGGGCGATGCGCAGCGTAGGTTTCCAGCGGCCGATGTGAACGGCGAGGGCTTCTTCAGTCTCTTTGCAGACGTGATGCCCGTGATTGTCCCCGGCGGCTATCCAGCGGATGATACTCATTATTTTGTTAGGTGAGGGATGGGTAGGCCTAAGTCGTAAGCGGTGAGCATCTCGTCGCGGTGCCGGCGGGCGGTGTCGAGGTCTTTGCCTAGGTTGTGGAGGATGTCGGTCTTGCGCCGGCGGATGCGCAGCCACCAGCAGTCGCCCAGCTTCTGGAGATGGTGATTGGGGTTCTCGGCCTTGATGATCGGGTCACGTCCGTCACGTCCTGCCCGGGTGTACTTCGGGCACGATAGGAGAAAGTCGATTCGCTCCTGGCTAAGACCTGCACGGCGAGCCCACTGGATACGCTCCTCGAGTGACAGCTCTTTCTCCATGATCAGAGTCGCCATGTCTTCGCGATATATCGCCCTTCCTGCATGATAGCATTGCGGGAGTTAGGGGCGAAGGTCAGCTCCAGGTCAAAGCAATGGCGCTCGCGGATGTCGAGGATGCTGTCGAGCTCTTCGTTGTTCGCGGGGCCGATGCCGGCGGTCGAGACGTAGACCGTGCGGACCTTCCAGCCGAGGTCGTGCAAAATTTCCTGACACACGACCAGCTCATTTCCATACCTCCAGTCTGAGCATATGACAGTCTCCGGCGCCTGTTCCCCTGGCGTCATCTGGATCGGGCAATAGTAGGCAAGGTTCTTTGCGAAGATGTCCTTATCAATTGACCGGGCAAGTCGACCAGCAGCTACCAGAAAATCCCGATGTTGTACCTTAAAGGGTTCGTTATGAAAGTCGCCCTCCAGATTGAGGCTCATGAGATAGTCATTTGCCGCGTCTTTTAGGTGGTCTGCGAACGACTGCTTACGCGCCGGCCTTGTCGCCCACTCCAAGATGCCCGAGGCTAGGGTGTCCTTCCCGGCCCTTGCATATCCGCAGATCAGTACAAGGGTCGGGGCGGCCATGGTGGTCATTCGGAGGCGTTGGCTTTGCGGATGGCCTTGGCCTCGCGGGAAGCGAGACGCGTCTGTCTTGCGGACATGCGTATGCGCCGGCGAACCCGGCGGAGGTTGAGGTCAGGCGCCTTGAGCAGTGCTTCGACCAGGGCCTGACGCATCTTGAGGCGGTTGCTCATTAATAGGGGACGTCTTCGGGGTTCGGAAGGTCGTTGACGACGGTCGGCTTCTGGCTGCCCTTCGGGTACGTCAGCTTGTACTTGTACTGGGGCTTGCCGTTGTACTCGCCATTGGCTTCGCACTCCACGCCGACAAGGATGGTCTGGCCGCAGGCAGGTGCGATGTATTCCAGATACTCTGCCGGCGTTGCGTCGAGCCTGATCTCGTTCGTGAACTTGCCGGAGAACTTGCCGACGAGCATAGCCAGGGCTTTGCCGTACTTGCTGGAGAAGTTCTTGGACAGGCAGAAGCCCTTGTCGTCGACGAAGAAGAGGCGGGCGGAGCAGGTGCCGTCCTCCCAGACTTTGACCTTGTCGGTGCCCTTGGGGCGGATGAGTTTCAGGCGGTAGGTTCCGTTGGTCGAGATGTTCGTCAGCGGGGGGCGTTCGTTTGTGGGTTCCATGTTAGGCGAAGGTGATAGGGGTTGCGGTGGTCGTGGACTTGACGTCGATGACCTGCACGTCGTCCGGGTAGGCGGGCCAGACGCCGGAGGCGCTGCACTCGCGGTAGAGGTTCACGGCCTTCTCGAAATCGGCGACTGCCCAGGACATCAGCTCTGGCCCGATCTCGCAGACGGCGGTCGCATAGGGCGGTTCCTTCTCGACGAAGAGGAATCGGAAGCCGAGGGGGCGTCGGCCTGTCGCGAGCTCGTAGACGACGCGGTACCAATAGGCCTGAAGGTTGTAGCGGTAATTGCGTACGGCCTTGAGCATGCCGGCAGCTGAAGCATCGTCGGTCGTCTTGATGTCCCAGAGGTAGTCACCGGCCACGCCGTCGATGGCGGCCTTGAGCGGGATACCGTTATAGTCGACGTGGTACATGACTTCGGTCTCGTCGAACTTCACGCCGTGATTCTTGAGCGCGAGGCGGGCGAACGAAGCGACGAGGTGCCCGGTAGCGGACTCTTCCGCGTCGAGGATAGTCTTGCCGACGTTGGCCGTGGCGAAGGCGGCCCACTGTTCCTTGCCGTCCTTAGTGCGGCGATCCACGTCAGGGGCGGTCGCATAAAGGTCGTCCAAGGTGTGGGGCTCGAGGACTGCCGAGTGAACGAAGGTGCCGAAGCGCAAGGCCTTGGTCTCTTCGTGTGGCGTGTTGATGTAGGCCTGATAGTGCGAGGCACTGACCAGGAGATGTTTTGCGGCTGACTGGTTAAGCGCTGGAAAGGCGCGGTATTCTTTTCTGTCGTGGATTTGTGGCATGGTGGTGGGAAATTAGAGGGCGGCGTCGTCTTCGCTTGGGTTGTGCTCTTCGACGTGCGCTGAAAGGAGGTTGCAGAGGTCGATGGCGTTGTCGGCGGCGAGGGCCACACGGTCGAGCTGATTGCGGAGGACGCGCTCATGAGCGACGACGGCCTTCAGGCGGTCGTAGATCGGTTTGATGTGATAAGCCTCTTCGATGTCATCGGCGCTCAGGCGCTCGAGTTCGGCTGCGGCCTCATTGATGGCGAGTTGAAGATGATACAGGTCGTCACCGGCAAGGCGGTGAGAATCATCGGGCGTCGGACGTAGGGCGGCGACTTCGCCACCGAGCTGAGTGAGGATGTTCCTCAGGTATTCGCGATTGGTCATCGGGTGAAGGTAAGTTCTTTTAGTTCTCCACTGGGAGCGAGCGTAAAGAAGCGGACCTGCGACCGGGCAAGCGACGGGTGCGTCTTACGCTTCCAGAGTCCAAGGTCGGAGAGGTAGTCGGCTTGCTTGCGGGCGGTCATCTCGACATAGGGGTAACCATCGAGGAGCAGGAGCAGAGCGTACTGGCCTTGGACGGTGCGGGCGATGCGCTCGATGCCGGCGGGGATGTCAGGCATGGTTGCGGGCTTCCTGCCATTCCTCGATAGCCTCAATCAGGGCGTCGGCGTCGATGCGCTGGGCGTGGCGGACGCAGTACCAGAGTTCGTCACCGGCCTCGCGCATACCTTCGAGGCGCTCTTCGAGCTGCTTGATGCGGGCGTCCTTAGCCGCAAGGAGGTTCTGGCCGTGCATGGCGCCCATCGCGGCAGAGATGGGGTCGAATGGGTCGAAGTCGGGCTGGCTCATTTGGTGAGGGGGCGAGGGGTGGGGGAGAAGGCAGGGGCGGTCGATGAAATGGCCGCAGAACGAATGCCAGAGGCCAAGGATCCATCGTCGTCAGTGTCCACGCTAATCCCCGCGGCGGTCGAAGCCGTGATGCGTCGAGCGTAAGTGACTAATGAACCCACTTGCTGGGCGTTCAGACCTTCAGCCTTTAGCATAAGCCGTCCGGCTTCAAAGACGGTGCCGTCTGTATGCTGAAAAATAGTGGTCACCCCGACTTTCTGCTCGTCGGTCGTGATGAACTGACGCAGCGCAAGACGGTGCTTCCAGAGGACTGGTTTAATTGCGTCCAGAAGCACGTCTAGGCTGACGTATCTAGCGGTGAAGTTTGCCTTCACGGTTTTGTTGGCGCTGACGTTTTCTAGTTCAGCCAGGGCGGCGACTAGGTCAGCAGTAGCGGACTGGGTTTGTGGCGTGGTGCTCATGGTGGGAGATTACTTGTTACCGACGGTGGCCGGGTCAGCGCCGTCGATGATGGCCTTGATAGCGTCGAGCGTGAACTGGCGGGTGCGACCGTCGATGCGGAGGTTGTAGTTATCGCCGGAGGGGCGGACGGTGGGCGTCAGCAAGCGGGCGACCTTGTTATCAGGGAGCAGAATGTACTGCGTCTTCGGGATGACGCGGATCTCGGCGGTGGAAGTGGGGAGGTTCTTTTTCATAGGTTGGGAAGGTTACAAAAGGGAGGGTTTGGTCGAGTTATGTAAACTCAGTTAATTGCACGGCGCGTTGCCGCGTCGAAGATTAGCAGGGCATCGGCAGACCAGAGAGTGACCGACTGCGTGGGGAAGAGCTCTTGAGCCCGGGCACGGAGATGAGCCTTCCAGCCTTTGCCGTGGTCCTTCTTCTTGCCCAGGGAGTGAGCGGCTTGCCACGCTTGGGGCTTCACGCGGTGAATGATAAAACCCATAGCGACGGCGGCGCCGTAGATCATGCCGTAATTCTGGGCGAGTCGAGCGATGGCGGCAGCGGGGATGAGAGGACCGTAGCCGGCGGTGCTAGGCTCTTCGAGAAAGAGTTCAACGTCCTTGGCCTTCGAGCTCAGGTCGGCGATCAGTTGGCAGACCTCGACATCGGTGCCGGGCATCTTCTCGCAGGTGACCGGCTCACCGTCGACAGACCAGCAGATGCCGCCGCTCTGGCCGGGGTCGATGCAGACAATCAGATGCGCCATGTCGAAACTTTCAACGGGTCAAAACCTTTTGCGAGCGGAATAAATTCCCGACTCGGGTGGCGTAATCGTTCGGGGCGAAGTGGTAGGACTTGGCGCCTTCGTACCCACGATTCCAAGCCACGGCCAGTTGCTCAGGGGTGGGGGTCGAGTAGCCGTCAGCCTTGAAGCGCTTGCGGAGTATGCGGAGGTGTGCCGCCGCGATCATGTCCTGAGCGGTGACGTTGCGCCACTGGGACCACTGATAATGGAAGTGCTTCTCGGACTCCAGCAGGGCACAGGCATCGGACCACGCGGCCTTTCCTACCTGATACATTCCCCGCTCACCGGCCTTGCCGATGGCTTTACGGTTCTGGCCGGACTCGACCTGAGCGATGGCCTCAAGGAGGGTGGCGTCGGAGGCCGCAGCTGAGTTGAAGCCGAGCAGGAACAGGGCGACAATAGAGAAAGGGCGCATGGGCTTATGCACGGGGCTTGCCCTCCTTGGCGGCGTTCCAGTCAATAACGGATGTCCAATCATTTATGCTACCCGACTTAGCATCGTTTTGTGTAACGCATTTGCTTAAAGCGGTGTAATGAACAGCAAGCAAATCCCCTGCCTTGGTCAGCCGCTCGACCTCGGCCTTGAGGCGGTCGTTCTCCGCCTTCAGTTCGCCGATGCGCTTCATCATAGTTACCTCTAGAGGGACGGGTTTCATACGCGTCTCGGGACTTGTGATCCGGCGACCTCGAAGCCGTCGAGCTCATAGGAGTATTGGATGCCGACCCATCCACCCGCCGCGACGTAAGCCTGGAGCGATACCTTGACGGCGCCGTCTTCGTGCAGGGCTTCGTGGTAGTGGTTCAGAATCTTCTTAACGTTGGTCGACGCGATGGCCGACTTGGCGGAGCAGATGTCCCCGGTCATGATGCGTTCGTTGACCTCGTAGATTTCGAGGATGAGGTTACGCATACCTTCGAGGTGCTGGAAACTACTCATGGGGATAAGCGTCTGGGGTGATGGCCGTGCCCTTTATGATGGCGTCGTCCTGATCGCGGACGCGGGCCTGTAGCAGTTTGATGTCGGCAGCCTGTCGCTTGATGGTGCGACTCTGGAGGTCGAGCATATCCTCGAGGCGGTCAGCGTAAGCCTTGAGGGCGTTGGCGCTTATGTGCAGGGTGCGGGCGTAAGCCCAAGGGACGAGCCACCAGAGGGTGGGCATCTTGTTCGGTCGGATGGTTGTGATCATGTCGGGGGAGTGGGCGAGAGGGTCAGGCATTACTTGATGCGCTTGTAAGGACCGCGGCGGTCGATGTTCTTCCACTCGAGGCCGGTGTTGGCGGCCCAGTTGCGAACGGAGTTGAGGGAGACGCCAAGGGCACAGGCGGCGTCGGCCTGAGTCTTGCCCGCTTCGTTGAGGGCGTTCAGCTGCGGGAACGTCTGTTCCAGTTTGCTGGCCGCCCAGGACTGCATGGGTCGCTTGAGCCTGATCGGGCGTCCGGCGATGGTGATCGTGGTGATGTCTGCTTCTTTAGGCATGGTGTTGTGTGGTGTGGGGGATTAGGAAAGAAAGGCAGACTGGGATTTGGGGCGATACCACTTGCAGACATACTTTGTCTTAGCGCAGCGCCAACGACCAACCTCCACTTCCCCGGATTCGACTGCGTCGTCGAGCAGCTTACGAATCTGCGTCTCGCTGACATCGGGTTTTAGCTCGAAGTAATGATGAATAGGAAAGAAGCCTTCTGGAGCCTTGGGCTCTTCCTTTGCAGGGATTTGACTCAGCAACTTCTCAAGGGCGGAAACCCTGTTCTCAAGGGCTTCGATTTCCTTGCGGAGATTGGTGGTGATGGGTGTGCGGCGAAACTTACGAACAGCCTGGAGGGAGTTCAGAAGTGCCAGTGGGTTTGTGTGTGTTGTGCTCATGGTGTGGGTGGAGATTAGAAGTTGTTCAGGATTTCCAAGATGCCCGGGAACTTCGGGTCAAGGAAGGTGGCGAGGGCAAACGCGGCGAGCGTGGCCCAGAAGAGGATGGCGAGGAGTTTGGTCATTGGTTTGGTGTGGGTGGAGATTAGCGGGCGAAGCGGGCGACGATAGCCGCGTGGGCAGGAGAGGCGCCGTCAACGGCGAGGCCGGCCTTGAGGAAGGCGTTGTGAACCTTTCGGCGAGCAGAGACCGAGGCATCGCGCAGGGTGTGTTTGTATTCCATGCTCCAGAAGAAGCCGACGCCGATATAGGCGGGCGTTCCGACGAGCTTCATGTCGGCGAAGAAGATCGCGGACAGGGCTTCGTGGGTCAGGGCGTTGAGGTTGAGGTTATCGGTGGTCATGTTCTTGGTGGTGCCCTGACATCCTCGGTCACGGATTGCATTGCGTCAAACATTTAAACCGAAACCTTTGACGAGGGCGTTTAAGGGGGTCAAAGCCACCCCAAGGTCAGCCACTGGCTACCCCAATAGACCCCTCTCCGTGCCCTTCCTAGGCCTTTTGACGGCGGGAGCGTAAGAAGACCGCCACCCCTACCCCTAGGCACCCCACGGCCAAAGCCCAGCCAAGGTCGCGGACGGAGCGGAGGGCGAGCGTAGCCCAAGAAAGGTTCCGCTCCAGGGACTGTGAGTCGGACTTGATGCTGGACCCATCGACGACGATCAGGGCAAGCGCCTCAGTGTTGTGCAATTGGTCGAGCACGAACGAGGAGGTAAGCGCGCAGCTGAGAGCCGTCACGCCAGAGACGACCGTCAGGATCAGGACGGCCAGAGTGAGGTTGGCCTCACTTCCGCTTGCGCTTGGCTTTGCCATTGGACTTGGAGGGCTTGGGATTGCCGGCGATGCGGTCGGCCTCGCGGTTCACCCGAGCCTTGATTGCACGGAGGGCCGCGTCGAGGATTTCTGGAGCCGCGTAAGCCAACCCGCCCACGGCGGCGGTCCGAAGACTGCTTGAAGTGATATAATCGGTCAGGGCGTAATTCGCTAGCACTGCCGTGATTGAAGCGGCCCCAACGCGCCTAGCCACCCAGCCCCAGGTCTGCTTGTCTTCGGACAAAAGAAGCCTCGAGCACATTGCTAGCGCGCCGATGATGCTGGCGACAAAGCCGTCACGGGCCTCGCGAGGGATGTCCTCAGGATTGAACGGAGGGGGAGGGCTCATTTGCGGAGGACGGTGGACAGTAGGCAGATGTTGGCGATGGCGTAGCAAAGCCACATGATAGCCATCGGGTAGTTGCGGGTGTAGAGGTTTGCGATGCCGGCGGAGAAATACGCGAGGGAGGCAATCCCCGGGACGCAGACGGTCGTGAAGGTCTCGACGCTCACGAGATGCGCGGGGGCTTGGCGTTAGGGGCGAGTACGACCTTGCGGTAGTTCTGAGCCCAGAGGAGGGCGGCGAGGTCTTTGCCTAGTCGGTCAATCTCGGCCTCGGGCTTATCCGGGAAGGTCAGGTGCCCTTGCTCATGGCAGAGCACTTCAAGCTGACGCTTGGCGCCGAGACGCGGGTCAATCTCGATGAGGTTCTCGCCGATCGTGGCCTGACCCCATGCCTTCTCCTTGCCGAGTTTACGCCAGACGACCTTCACTTTACTTTTGCGGCGGCTCATAGGGGGCGTTGGCGCTGTCGCGTACTCGG